TTCTAAATATTCTAAATATTCTTCTGCTGAATCTGTTGCTGGTGGTCCACTGTTGCAGTGCTTTTTTTAATAATTTTACTTCGGTCTCTGTGACTTCGTCCTTGAACACAAGATCAAATGGCGTTTCGTTTTCTTCGTTGCTCTGTGTACAAAATTCTGCAAGGATGTCCAGTGCTGCATTGATCTCAGAATCTGTGTCCATCTGGTCATATTGAAAATATCTCTGCACTCTGTTTGGATGTCCTGTGTACACATCGGGTAGATAACTTGAATAATTTCTTTTTGCGAAATTAGGCACTTTATCTCCGCTTATGGGCGATCCTTGTGGTTCTTTGAAATATTTTTTCCAGCTCATATTCTATTACTCATTATACTATAGAAGGCCCCACTTTATCAACCATTTGATATGTTTTTTTGGTATTCTTCTCTGTAGCCATTGCTATTGCTACTTGCTTATTTAATAGAGCATTGGTATCTTTGGTAGCTTCTAATAGCTGTTTGGCTGTTTGGTTATATTCCATCATGTATTGAGTTTGCCCAGCATCGGGTGCAGCTTTGTTATATTCACTGGTTTCTTGAGGACTTAGCACTCTCTCTCCTGCGTGTACTTTTAGATTAGTAGTTTTGGGTTCAAATGGTAAACCTATTTCTCCCAGAGTTCCGCTAGCCCTGCTAACAGGGTGTACTTTGCCACTGTAATCGGCCTGTCCGGCCATGGACATTAATCCCCCTGCCACTGCTCCTACAGCAGTGCCGATTGGTCCAAATATGGATCCTACTGCGGCTCCGGTCAGCGCTCCGGATAACACTCCTAATCCTTTTCCAATTTCGGTTTCTGGTCCTGCTAGGTTTGATCCCACCCCAGCGACCAGTCCGCCCACACCGTAACCCGCCATGGGCGATTTGATAAAAGATTTGCCTGCCTGTTTGGCCGCGCCTCCCATGCCGCCGAACATGTTGGCTCCTCCTGCCATGTTGGCCTGCTTCAGTGCCATGAATGTGCCCGCGTACACCACTCCTATCTGTGTGGCCTTGTCTAGAATGTAACTGGATAATTTTGTTCCCACATAAAGCAATGCTTTGGTAGCAGGACTCATGGAATTTATGGTTGCTGCCAACATTTGCACTCCTATGTTTGTGCCTTCAATGCCTTTACCCAATGTTCCACCCAGATAGGCAAAAAATCCAGTTTCAATAGATTGGAAGCTGGCGCTGAGTGTTTTTGAAGCATTTTCAAATTGGGTCAATGAATTGGTCAGTGAGCTCTGTCGTTTTAGTGCTTCTGCAGATACTGAGTCAAGGTTCATCTGAGCAGTGGCAAATCTATTAACTCCACCAAGCAGTTTATCCACAAACGGTATCACGCCATAGTCCGCAAGATCTCCAAAAGTTTTCTTACTTGATTTGGCTTCATCCTGCATCATCCTTAGAGCTGTGGCAGTGTCGATCTGTCCGCTAGTTAATTGTTTTACTATGGCTCCAGACCCTCTCATGGTCATCACTAATTCTTCGGCGGCTTTTGTGGTAGGCACTCCTTGGCTGGCAATTAAATCCAACAATCCGGTCTTAAGTTCTGGCGCAAAACTGGTTACACCTGCAGCGAAAGACTGTAGTCTAAGCTGTGTCTCTTTGGTCTGCTTGCTCATGAATGACATAAAATTAGTCTGCGTCATCTGAGCTTGCAATTCTTTTGTCAGCGCTTGTCGACTCTGGCCTGTGAGTTTGGACAATTTGTCCATCTCTACAACTAATTCTCTTGCAGCAGCCTGCTGAGTTTTGGTATCTCTAATATCGATACTGCCAGTCAAACGTGATATGTTCAGTGTGGTCAACAGTGCTTCGTTTAGATCGTCCACAGTCAATCCCAGCGGTGCTAGATATTCTATGTTGGCAGTTCTAAATTCTTTAGACAGCCTGCTAAAATTAGTGGCTCCTAGAGTGGTGCTGCCATACAGCGCTGACAGACTCTGACTGTTGTCTTTGATCAGTTTCGTAAAATCTTCTATGGGCAATCCTGCTGCGGCTGCTGTCTCTCTTAATTTTACTAGATCCTGTCCAAATGCTGCTCCCACGTTGCTCAGAGTTCTATAGATATCTACGTTGCTCTGCAGGCTGGAACCTATGCCAACAACCACATCGCCAAATCCGCCTAGTCTTCCTTTGAATACTGATGTATACTCGTCAATCTTGCCAGATCCTTTATGGGCAGCTGATCCAAATGCTTTTACGAACTCTGTGGCTTTCTTGTGTTTTTCTGCTGCTTCTGTGGCTGCTGCAGAACTTAATCCAGCTGCTCTGTATGATTGATAAAAGCCCTTTTCTAATTTTTCTGACGCCTCTAACAAATCCAACTGTTTCTTAGTTCCTTTATCAACAGCATTGTTAAAATCTTCTAAATCTTTTTCTGACATTTTCAACATCAATGCGTGTTTTTTTAACTCTGTATTGATGTTGCGTATCTGTGCTGGGTTTAAATTACCTTTTTTCAGCTCTTCGGTTAGATCTTTTATGATTTTTTTGTTCGTCTCTTGATTGCTCTTCGCTGAAGCTTCCAGTATCTTCTTAATATCCTGCTCGTCCATGCTTTAAAAACCCCTAAAATATGCCCATATAAATATAGACAGGCACATATATTATAGTGTATATTTATAGAATACAAAAATGACAGAAAACACAAACCCGTTAAAACGCTACTATAGACAACCGCAAATCAGCATACAGTTGCCGAGTAGAGAGCGATATTACCCTAATGACGTGGTACAAAAAACCACCACAAGAGAACATCCTGTGTTGCCCATGACTGCCATGGATGAATTGGCATTCCGCACACCAGACAGCATGATGAACGGACAAGCATCTGTTGACGTAATCAAAAGTTGTATTCCTACTATTTTAGATCCATGGAAACTGGTGAATTATGATATCGACACAGTGCTGATTGCTATCAGAATTGCGAGCTATGGAGAGACCATGGACATAACTTCTACAGCACCTGGCACTAATGAATCTGTTAATCACACAGTTAACCTGCCACAGATGTTGGAGCAGATAAGAAAAGATGCAATTACAGATCAATGCACACTGCAAGACGGGTTGACCATACAGGTCAGTCCTCTCACTTATAGACAGATCACAGAATCACAATTAAAAACATTTGAGCAACAGAGAATCTATGCACAGGTGTCGCAGAGTCAAATGACAGCAGAAGAAAAAACTCGAAGATTTACAGAAAGTTTTCGAATATTGAGTGAGCTCAACATGAGTTTATTGATTAGTAATATAGAAAAAATTACTTTGCCGTCTGGAGAATCAGTTAATGACAAAGAACAAATTAAACAGTTCATTCAAAATGCTGATGCAAAAACTATTAAGGAATTAGAAAATAAATTGGCCGACATTAGACAGCAGGGTTCTATCAAACCGGTTAAAATCAAAGCCACTGAAGAGCAAATCAAAGCAGGGGCACCTGCCACATACGAAGTGCCGATCACTTTTGATAACGCAAATTTTTTCGTATAAAACTACTCACACTCTCGGAATCTGACATTATTAAATATTTGAAAGACCTTGACAACGAAGGTAAAAGCATCAAACACGAATTATTAAAAATCTGTTGGTACATGCGAGGTGGAGTGACCTACCAAGAAGCTCTGCACATGAGTGCCAATGAAAGATCCATTGTGGCAGATATTGTGAAAGACAATCTTGAAACCACTAAAAAAACAGGACAACCATTCTTTTAAAACATGCAAGCCACAGAATACATCACACGCTGGATGAAAGAGTTTGTGGAACAGGAACATCCTGTGTTCGCAGGATTACCAGCATGTCCTTATGCTCGCCAGGCTCGATTGTCTGGACGAGTGAGAATGATACACATGACTTCAGCAGAACCTGACAGCAATTGCTGGCAGCACATCAGCAATACTGATTTTAACAAAACCGATGCACTGGTGCTGATACTAGATCCCAAAAGATGGACTTTAAAGTACACACACGACGTGGTAGATCAATTAAACTCAGTGTTCATGCCCAGAGATGTGGTGGTGCTGGAAGATCATCCCAAGCAAAAAGAAGAGATCAATGGAGTGATTGTTAATAATGGTCGCTACACTTTATTATTGTGTCAGCGTCTCAGCACACTGAATCGATTCTCAGAAATATTAAAAAAGAAAGGCTACTATGATCAGTGGTCTAAAAAGAACATCGCCGATGTGGTCACTTGGCGCCTAGGTCAGCAATCTCAGTAATCTCACTGTCTCTACGGCAGGCCTGTTTGTACTGCTCGGCATTCTTGCTCCACTTCTGTCCGGTCCACCACTGGAATCCTGGAATTGAACTCTTGTAAATGGAACTCTTCTCATAGCCTGGTCCCAGGTAGAGATAGCGACAGTGTTTGCTCAAGGCCCATTCCATTTCCATCTCCAGCGTGATCATGCCAATGTCTTCTGTGCTGCAGTGCATGTGAGTTTCGATGCCGGTGAGATACTGCACATCATCATCAAAATTTTCATCGTGTATGTCCTGTTCCCAACGATACTTTTTAATTTTTGTGAAGCCGATCATGTTGCTGACATCGTCGATGTAGTACACCAGGAAACTGTCTCGCTGATGTATGTGTCGCAGTGGATTATAGAGATCGCGATAGCCTTTTTTCTTTAGGAAATCATGATAGAGAGTCTCCATGCCGGTCAACTTCAACATGCCGTGCAGGGGTCGTATCTCCAGCATCTCGATGGTTTTTCCACCGACTTCGCGGCGCCGCGGTTTTTTTACAGCACCGGATCGCAATTCCACTCGAGTGCTGCGCGACTGATACCAGCATTCATGGCCCTGATAGGGCACATCATCTGCCAACCATCCCTGCTCCATGGGATCGTCTTCCTCATTGCCATCTAGATATGCACGCAACTTAAAATGTTGAAAATCCTGCTGTTCCTGTTTGCCGGTGATGTGATCGAATATCAATTCCATGTGTGATATTTAAACAGTCTGATAGATGTGCTCTGCACATCTGAAACTTCGCTTGCGCTCGTTTCGTTTTCTCTAATATGGAGTTAAGCATGTTGCGTAGCAACTTGCGTCGTATGTGGTAGATGAGCAGTCGTAATTCAGCTGTTTCCAGCTGAATGAACTTGAACTGACGCATGTGGTGAGTTCGCAGTCTCCATACATCGCTGCTGTCGCCGGGCGGTTGTGCTGTACCCGTTAGCTCATTCATTACAACGCGAATCCATATAATCTCTGTATGATAATCTTATAAGGATCTGGAGTTGGATCTGTTTCCCAGAGCTCCATCATTTGCCTGTTGCGTCAAGTGATTCGCCGCCTACGTGAATAGGAGTAGTTCACTGTTTTACCAAAGACGCTATAGTGCCTATTGAAATTTTTTTTTGATTTTAAAGTGCCTGTTTCATGTGTATATAATGTGCGCATATTATTCTGGAGTGATTCTTGAGTTTAAATATGTACATGCAGTGGATTTACAAAAATGAGCCGGTGGAACAATTACCAGAAGAGTGTGTGGGGTTCGTTTACATCATTACCAACACAGTGTCTGGCAGAATGTATGTGGGCAAGAAACTAGCTCGATTCAAAACTACGCGATATAAAATGCATACGCAAAAAAACGGAAAAAAAATACGCAAAAAAATTCGCGGTGCTGTCGCAAGTGACTGGCAGGAATACTATGGCAGCAGTGATCAGCTGAACCGAGATGTAGCATTGTTAGGCAGAGATAAATTTCGAAGAGAAATACTTTATTATTGCCGCAGCAAAGCAGAATGCAATTACATTGAAGCTCGGGAACAGTTTACTCGTAAGGTTTTAGAATCTGATCAATACTACAATGGACACATACGAGTGCGAGTACACGGTTCACTTATTATTGGTAAAGATATATGAAACAATACGGCACACCTAGAATTATAGGTGAATTAAAGACTGTGAGAGAATACGAAGACGCATTCCAAGCACAAATATTATTTGAAGGGTGGCTTGCACATTTTCCACATGTGCAAGAATTGTATCTAAAGAATTTATGTGACCTTGCTTTTGAAAAAGACCGTATTGTGGTACGAGCAAAGTTTACTGATAAAGAATGGACTGTGTGGTGTTTAAAACATTCAACGCCTGTAGCACGGCGATGGTTCAGCTCATAAAAAAAGCCTGCACATCTGCATGCACAGGCTTTTTAAATTCCGTTATACTAAATTAAGCTGCGTTTTTTTCAGCGTTCTTAGTTTCTTGGATTTCTTTTCTTCTAGCTTTGATCAGCTTGCCAAGTTCTGCTAGAGATTTTCTAGCTCTTGTTGCTGATGCTTTAATTCCCTTTTCAGTGAATTTTTGGTTCTCTTCAGAGTACGTCTGAATAGCTGCCATTATTGAGTCATGTGTAGTTGACATTTTTTATGCTCCTTTGTTAGATGCTAATTAATTAACATATGCACAATGATAGCGTAGATTTCGTGGTCAAGTCAATACAAAAAACACCGTTGGTAAATTTAAATGGTTTAATTTACCAAGAATACCAGGACTTTTTTGACGATATCTGGCTAGAAAAATTACAGATAGATACAAAAGCTATAAGATTAGAAAAACTTACCAATCAAGAAACTAAAAAAAGAGCTAGAGTACATTATGAAGAAAAAATCAGTAAAGAGTTGAATATATTTTTTAGAAATAATAAAATAACAAATTGTTTAGAAGATATATTCATGACCAAACTTACACCAAACTCATCAGACATCTGGATAGATTATCCTGGGTATAGTTTTAAACCACACACAGATGATCCTAGTATAAAATTAGCTTTACAAATCTATGTTGGAGAAGGAAATCATCCAGGAACGACACTATTTTCTTCTCCAGAGCTTACAGAATTAAAAGGTAACAATATAGCTATCGCAGAAAGAGTGTCTGATAATAATAAGATTCATGAAATAAAATATAAAAAGAATAAAGGGTATGGATTACTTAATAATGAAATGAGCTGTCACGGAGTGTCTACTGTAACAGAAGGCGAAAGAATTAGTGTATATGCAAGATATCAATAACATGAATACATTGGGAAAAATAAAAAATTATTCTCAGATTAATCTATTAAAAGAAATATGGATAGGAGATACATATCCGGAAACTTTCTATAATCATTTTGATAACAAAACACAGGATATTTTTTCTAAAATTACTGAAATGACAAAAAAAGAATTAAACAATATTTGTAAAATATTAAAAAAACTTAATGTAAATGTTGTAAGACCACAATTTAATAGCACAGTTGACCGTTATATGGATGCTAAGGAAAATTTAATAAAACCTCCAATGTGTCCAGCAGATTGGGCCATGACAATAGATGATACATTATATATAAATCCGCAATATTATTCAGGAGTTGAGCCATTTCAGCATGCTATAGATTCTTATAAATCTAATAATCAAAAAGTGGTAATAATAGATAGAGCAAAAGATCCAATGGCCTGGGTAAATTTTCCTTGTGTTGTAAGAATGGGGAAAGATATATTCATAGACTATGATCCTAATAGATCTGAATTTAAAAAAAACAATCTTATAATAGCAGAACAACTATCAAATACTCACAGAGTACATGTTTCAAAAACAGGAGATCACAGCGATGGAGTTTTTTGTCCATTAAAAGACAAGCAAATATTATCAAGTTTTTATAAGACAAGGTATGAAAAAAGTTTTCCGGACTGGAATATAACATTTTTAGATGATCGTCCAACCAGACGTAATAGCGGACCTAGTCACAACAATAATTGGTGGTTGCCAGGAGCTCATTATGCAAACTATAATAATGAGATTATCAAAGTTGCTGAAAACTGGTTAGGAAACCCGTGGGAAACAATATTCAGTGTGAATTGTATTCTAGTAGATGAAAAAAACATACTAGTAATTAAAGAAGATGAAAAAATATTTAAACATTTAGAAGGTATAGGAATGACTCCGCATCACGCAAATTTTGACATGTGTTATTTTTGGGATAGCGGATTACATTGTTTAAGCTCAGACGTTTACAGAGAAGGAACAACACCAGATTATTGGCCAAATAGAGGAGCCAACGGGGTGTATTTTATAGATGAATAACGGATTAACAGAAACTTTATACCCAATTTCAGATTCCTTTACAAAAGGACTTAAAGAACAGTGGTATTCATCGAAACAAGAAAACCCAAGCAAGCAACAGTTTATAGACAGAGCAGATGAATGGTTTAAATCTACCAAATTAAATTTTTTATCAGGCTGGGAAGCATTTCCTTGTAAAGATATTATTATTGGTTGTACAAATTTTATAGAATCGATATGTTTAAAATATTCGTGGAATATACAAATACTACCAGGAGAATATAGTTACTATTCTATAATGGGATTACAATCAACCAACTATGGAGAATTAAAACCAAACGTTCCTTTATTAGTCAGTGTGCCAGGGTGGAAATATTGTGATATAGACCCGCACTGGGATGAATTATTAAAAGAATGTGAACAAAAAAATATAGATATACACGTGGATGGGTGTTGGTTCCAATCGTCTAGGGGACTTGAATTTAATTTTGATCATCCAAATATTAAAAGTTTTGCTATGAGTATGTCAAAAGGATTAGACTTGACGTGGAATAGAATTGGATTGAGATGGTCGCGACAAAGAACAATGGATTCGATTACATTATTGAATCATACTAATATGTACAATGAAAATTTAACAGCATGCGGATATTTTCTTATGAATAATATTGAAAAAGATTATGCTTGGAAAAAACACGGACAACAACATTTAGATTTAGCTAACAAATTTAATATGTCCCCCACAAATAGCATACATGTTATTAGAGACAAACATAATAAATTATTTGGAATTGGAAAACTTTTAAGCACTTAATTATATAACAATATCTACGTCATTAGCGTAGCTTGTAAATCCGTTTTCTTTTACCACTTTTAATACAGAGTTCACTCGAGATATCAACTCATCTTTGTGTGATATCAAGAATATGTTTTTGTTTTGTGTTCTGCTCATCTCTTTTAACACAGCCATGGAACTCTCTACACCAGATACGTCCATACCAGCATCAATCAATTCATCTATAAACAACAAGTTGATCTGTTGATAAAGACCTTCCCACACATCTCGGAATGCCCAACTCAAACTTAGAATTAATCTGTTTCTTTCGCCTCTGCTTAAATTATCAAAATCTAACTCTCGACCCAGCTCTTCAATTCTCACATTCAAATCAGATAAGAATACCACCGTGTGTGGTAATTTAACCTGTGTTAGATAGAATGCCAATCGTTGGTTAAGATAAGTTAAGTTTTGTTCTATAATTCTAGTTCTTATAAAAGAATCCTTAGCAGTTAATAGCTTGTACAAGAATTCTTGGTGTCGGTATAGATCTTCCATTTCGTTGGCTCGAGTATAATCTATCTGTTGTACTACTGTGCGAGTTAACTCATCAATCTGTTCTTGATATGTATTTTCTTTTGCACGAGTTTGTTCTAATTGTCGTTTTAGATCTTCCACAGATCCTTTGTGATTGTATGCTTCATCTATAGAGTCATAATAGGTGTCTGGCACTGTGCCTAGATCTCCAATAGTTTCTATGTTATTGTGTATCTCTTTTAATTTTGCGGATAGTGTTTGTTCGTATTCAGTCTGCTCAGCGAGATCTTTTTTAAGTTTATCCACAAGATGCTCATGCTTCTCTCCATGCAGGTCCTGCTCACAAGTGGGACAAGCGGCTCGTTCAGCATACTCTAGATCTTTTATGGTTTGTTCTCGTTGCCTAGTGGCCTTGGTTAGAGAATCTTCATGATAACTCTTTTCTTTTTCTAAGTTCCTTAAAGTTTTTGAATCATCTGTGTGTTTGGCCAATCGTTTGTGGGATTCTAATTCTGTTTTAATATCTACTTTTTCCAATTCTTCTATAGCGGATTCAAATTTCGCAATATCTTGATTCTTTTGCGTTTGCCATGCAGTACTTCTCAATTCAAATGTTTTAATAGATTCTTCCACCTTTTTATTGCTGAGTAACACAGCGTCTAATCGTACCTTTTCTTCTGCCAAATCCAGTTTGGCCACTCGCATCTGTTCTTTCAACAGTTCTGCTTTCTCACTCAACAGAGTTATGCCCAACAGTTGTTCTATAATTTCTCTTTGTTCGGCTTGTTTGGTTGCTAGAAACGGTTGTGTGTAAGTGTTGAGAGCGATAATGTTCTTAAACATGGCATGAGTCATGCCAATCAACTTATTGATCTCTTCCTGTGTCTCTCTATTCTCTCCCTGTGCTTCATTGTTATCTTCAGTGCCATCTGCTCCAGAATTCTGTTCCACCTCGTTGATAAAGAATTTCAACACCTGTGGTTTTCTACCTCGTTCAATTTTATAACTTACACCGTTCTTGTCAAAATTCACAGTGACCAACATATCTTTACTGTTGGTTTTATTAACCAAATTGTCTCTTCTGATCTGTGTCAGTGCTTCTCCAAAGAACACATAGCTGATGGCATTTATAATAGTGGTCTTACCTGTGCCGTTTCGAGCACCTGCGTCATCGCCACCTAGATCCATGTTCTCACCAATAACCAGCACTAGATGTTTGTCAGCAAAGTTTATTGCCTGGGTATGATTACCCACGCTCATGAAGTTTTTTACTGTGAGATCTCTAATTGTTAACATCTAAATTATTATAAATTGCCATTAATACTTTTTTATCATAGGTTTGTGAATCTACAGCTTCCAATTGTTTGATCACAATCTGATCCACAGAGTCAAATTTTTCCACAGTGACCATGGGTTGATCTGCTTGATCCAGTTGTTCTGGAATCAATTGTAATTCTCTCAATTGATATTTTTCCATAAATGTTTCTCTAATAAAGTTCGCTTCTTCGTAAGAAATCTTAATATCCAATCCCACACGCACATACATTCGTGGTGCCAGTATGCTGTCAGCGTCGGATAATAACTGTGATATTTTTACATTTCTATACTTCGGCATGTTGGGATAGTTGATGTATTTGGGCGCACCACCATATTCCAACACCATCATACCACGATCGTCATCTCCGGCATCAGCATAGTTGTGAGGAAATGCATTACCAATATAATGTATGTTGTTTCTGATCTGTCTCTTGTGGAAATGTCCTGTGAACACATACTCTTGATTTACGAAGTGTTCTGCTTTGATAGTGCCCACATCTGGCATGTCTACCATGGCATTCATTTTAAAATAAGGCAATTCAAAATGTCCAAAAATATATCTCTGTTTTAGATCCTGTATCTTTCTCCACTCGTCATGTACAATCCACGGCACTATAGCCACGTCATCGGTCAGCATCCACTCATTCACGATCTCAATATTGGGAATATTTCTACAATATTCCATGCTGTTGATTTCTCTCTTGTCTCTGTAGAATAGATCGTGATTGCCCATGATCACGTAAACTTTTTCAAATGCTTTACCCAGTCTTTCCATGTTGCTGACAGTGTAATTCATGGTGCTAACGTTGGTAGCACTTCTGTGATGATGCCAATCTCCTAGGAATATACAGGTTTCACAACCGTGTGCTTTCGCCTGCTCAATGAACCAATGACAGAATGATTCTCCGTCATCGTTGTGAACTCGGCTGTTGCCCTTTAATCCAAAATGTATGTCAGTGAAACAAGCAGCTCGTTTAAAAAATGCCATAATTTGAGTTTACTATTTTTTTTTGGACTCTGCAACTGTTAATTTTCCAGATGCTTTATATTCTTTGTTTAATTCCTTTAGAGCAGCTTTGCTGTAGACTTTAACCTCGCCATTTTGAGCAGTCATTCTCCTCTTTGCTGACACTGTCTCACTCTCATTTTTAGCTTGTCGAGTGTAGCTTGGCATCATTTCATTCATCTCTAATATGTCATCACGAATATTTTGGTTTTTCTTCTCAATGTTTAATATCCTTGTGAATGAGTTTGTGATGGCTGCTGTGTAATAAGCAAAAGGATTTTCTGATTTAGATTCATCAAACTGCAAGCCAATCTGACTCAACTGCATCAGTGCCTGTGATCTCATCTCGTCCACATAGGTATAACCTCTCCAGTTGCTCCGTTGGCTGTATCTTTCCGCTAATTTTAAAAACATATTTGCCAGGGTGGGAGTGATCTTGCCATGATCATTGCCAAAATGTCCATTGTTCATACCACCGATCCAATGACTCTTGCCCACACAAACTGTTTGTCCTTTGTCATTGATTCTATAATGTTGGAACGGAGGAAAATTAACTTTGGTGTGATGATCTGCTCGAGTTTTAGGATTTTTCTTTCTTTCACTGTCCATGGTGATATGATCGAACATCATTACTCGAAATACCAGATCGGTTTTTTTAACTTTTCTTGGAGAAACTTCATAATCGGTCATCTTGATTCTTTTATTGCCTAATTTTTTAGCTGCTTCCCAAGCTCGTGCTGTTAATCTTTTCGCTTGTATTTTTCTTGCCTTGGCGATATTGGCACTGTTGATCTTTTTAATGTCATTAACAATCATGTCATAATCGCTGTCTTCGGGACTAACATATGAGCAATAGGTATTTTTGCTCTTGTGTATCTCTGCTAGCAGATCGCGGTTATTTAAATAGTTCACTCTTTTCATAGTAATTCCTTGTTTTAAGTTGTCTGCTTTACTGCCTGGAGATTATAAAGTGCGCCTATTATGATGCCTATAAATATTGTTACAGTATACTGAATATTATATGAAAAAACAACCTATTAATAAACGGATTTAGCAATGGGAATATTAGACACAGCAGGCAAAGTTTTAGGTGTTATCGGAGGGGTTAATAAAGTTATCTCTTCCAATCCCACTTTAAATCGTTTATTTGGAGCAGGACTAGGCAGAGGAGCCGAAGTAGCAGATCAATTAAACGAACATGCCACTTGGACCATAAGAAATGGACAAACAGATTTTAGAGTCAAAGTTACTTTACCATCAGAGAGCAGTTTAAACAATATATTTTTTGGTGGATCTAGACAGCAATTTAAAAATGATAAACAAAAATCACCCAACGAAGTGTTATCGCCATTAGCTTCTGAAGGCGGAGTAATATTTCCTTTAACACCGAGCATTATTATTCAACATGCTGCCAGTTATAATGCCATGGCATTGACTCACAGCAACTATCCTTTCTACGCTTATGGGCACAGTGAAGTTCCGTCATTCACAGTAACAGGAGAATTTCCTGTGCAAAATTCTGAAGATGCTCAATATTGGGTGGCCATGTTACACTTCTTTAGATCAGTAACCAAAATGTTTTTTGGAGGAGATAATGATTCGTTAAAAGGCAATCCACCACCAATTCTACAATTAAATGGATACGGCAGCTATGTGTTCAATAATGTTCCTGTGGTAGTGACCAATTTCAACGTGGATATGAGAGCCGATGTGGATTATATCTGTACCTCTCAAAGCTCTGGCAGAGGAGACGGCGGCGTAAATTTAAGCTCTTTATATAATGACTTGAATCCAGGCATAATTTCTAATCCTAATAGAAATAGCACATGGGCTCCAGCATTGAGCACGGTAACTCTACAATTACAACCAGTATATTCTAAAGAAAGTATCAAGAAATTTAACATGCGAGATTTTGTTAATGGTCGTCTTAATGGAAGAAGTAATGAGGTAGGATTTATCTAATGGCACGGTATAGCAATACATCTCCATATTTTAATACAACAGAAAATAATATCAGTTTAGATTTTTTGGTACCTAGAACCATAACTGCTGGACCAGACGATATCACTTATACCGTTGACAGAATCTATGCCTATAGGCCAGATCTTCTTGCCTACGATTTGTATGGCACACCAAGATTATGGTGGGTGTTTGCTCAAAGAAATCCTGATGTTATTGAAGATCCTATATATGATTTTGCTCCAGGCAAAGTGATACAATTGCCTAAATTAAGTAATCTCAAAAGTGATCTAGGCATATAGCACATGACGATTAACTTAGATGCTATGACAGGTGTCCCACTTAGTAATACTAAATGGAAAACAACCACTGAAGAGAATGTTCTAGATAGATATGCTTCTTACAATTCTCTTTTTACACTGTCCACAATACCTAGAGAGCAACTTTTAAATCCTACCACCATAATCACAAGCAGACCACGAGACGTTATTGCCAAGTCTGCAGGCATAGGTCAAGAAGGCAATTATTCTCCATTTAATGAAAAAGGACAGACAGCCAGTTCATCATCGGTAACAGCAGGAAATGCAGACAGAGCAGTTAATACATTAAAAACAGAAGCGATAAGATCTTTAAAACAATCCAACGACATACTCAAAAGAGGACATGATATATTTTTTAAAGGTGTCACTATAGAGGGACAAAATAGTGCTAATGAAGAAAGAAAATTAATAAGTTTTAACTCGTTGAACATGACACTGCAAGAGCCATTTGGTATTACACTATTTGAAAAATTACGTGCAGCAGCTTTCAATAATGGATATAGAGACTACATAGACTGTCCTTTCTTGATCAAGATAGAATTCCGAGGATTTGATAATAAAGGAAATCCTATAGAAGTTATAACTGCTAGGCATATACCAATAAAAATTGTAAACATAGAAATGACAATCGATGCCGGAGGAACCAATTACGAGGTGCGGGCCATGGCATGGAATGAATTTGCAATGACGGATAAATTTTTATACACAAGGGGAACAGGCGGATCCTACACTGCTTCAACCAAAGACAAACAACTTACAGGAGTGGATAAGAGAGCACAAACACTCAACGGAGCTCTAAAACTTTTAGAAGAGAATTTAAATGAACAACAAAAGATAGAATTAAAATACGGCATGCGAGACACCGATGCAACATTAGATCAGTATATTATAGATTCGGCACCAGGAATAAGTCAGTTCACAGAAACCAGTGGAAACTCTGAATTTGATGAGAGTGGACCAGGACCAGGATCTTACAAGTTCACTATTAGGCCAAATCAAAGCATAGGACAAATCATACAAGATATTGTGCTGCAGACGGATGACTATAGAAATATAGACAAGATTGTAGAAAAGTATTGGAAAGACGTAGCAGGAGTACAAGAATTACAAGGACAAATATCAGAGAAAGATTCAGCTGAATCAATGCCAGAATTCATGGTGCCGTGGTTCAAAATTAAAACTTCTATATATAATACTGAGGCATTTGATAGAGTGACCAAAATGCATTCCAAAGTAATACATTTTCAGGTAATTCCGCATAAGATACACATATTAAATTTTGCAGTTCCGGGACTCAGTGGCAGTCCGTCATGGACCAGGAAAGCAGTAAAAGCCTACAAATATATTTACACAGGCGAAAATAATCAGATACTAGATTTAAAAATTAATTATAATTTTGGATTCTATCAGGCAGCACTATTGGATGGATCAAGGAAAGATGCCCTAACAGCTAACGAGGTAAAAAATTTATCATTGATAGCATATGCTAGACGATATGGCAACAAAGAACTAGATTATCCAGAAACTATGCTACCTATGAGGAGTTATCCTACTACACAGAAAAACGAAGACGTGTCCACAGAAGATAGAGGCAGTAGGACGGCTGTCGACGGATTTATGGATTATCTAACTAATCCTCTAGCAGACATGGTCAATGTTGAAATGACCATAATGGGAGATCCCGCATTCATAGGACAGGAAAATTATCTTCCTATAGCAAGAAAACCCACATTAACTGAATCAGGCGGCGGAGAAACATCAGAACAAGTGCCAAGATACAAAAATCTTTATTGGGACAAACAGTTAGGATGTTTCAATTATGATCAAGCAGAAGCATTTGTTACACTGGATTTTAGATTCCCCACAGACATAAATGAGAAGAAGGGTGTGATGGATTTTCAATCAATGGAAAACGTTTTTTTTAGCGGATTATATAGAGTAAACAAAGTAACGAGCAATTTTGACCAAGGAAAATTCACACAGACGCTAGCTCTAATTAGATTTGATCAGCAAGGCAACCAAATCAACGTGGCAGAAAATATAAACACACTTACAGCTGCCAAAGATAGAACAGAGAGTTTTTTAAGAGGAGTGTATAAACCAACTAAAGAACAGATGGACACTATATATGGTATTACATCACCGGATGAGAACCAATGATAACAAAATTTAAATCAGGAGAAATATAACAATGCCAGGCGATACATCCACACCCAATAGGCAGAACAGGACTTCCACATACACAGAAGTTAATCCTGGCCCCTATATTGGCATAGTGAAAGACAACGTAGATCCTTCCAAGATGGGAGGATTGCGAGTGCTGATACCCAGTCTATCGGGAGTTAATGAGGGGTTCGCTGGACAGCTCTACGATGTACAATACCTCATGCCATTCTATGGTGCCAAGAGTGTTAACGCATTGTCTGGCAGCACAGCAGGCGACGTAGCCGATTATGAAGATGGAGCTCATTCTTATGGAATGTGGATGGTACCACCAGATATAGACAGTCGAGTGCTGGTTATATTTGTAGAAGGAAAGGTCTCCCAAGGTTTTTGGTTTGGCTGTGTACAAGATCCTTTAACCAATCACATGATTCCAGGCATAGCAGCGTCCAAAGACACAGTGGGAGAAACGTCGTCAGAAGATACCACACAAGATCTTAAAAAAGAAATTTATGGTACAGATATAGTGCCAGCTGGAGAAGTAAACAGAAAATTATATAATTTCAGCGGAGGAGCAGGCAGTACTGATAGGTTAAGGAAACCCATACATCCTTTTGCTAACACATTAAGAGACCAAGGATTGACCCAAGACACAGTAAGGGGAACCACTACCAGTTCAGCACGCAGAGAGAGCCCTAGTGCTGTGTTTGGTATCAGCACACCCGGCAGAGTGGATCCTGCAAGAAGAAAAGTAAAATTAGGACCAGTAGATGCACTGGAAGACATACCAGTGGTAAGAAATTCAGGACATACATTTGTCATGGACGACGGAGATGTTGAAGGAGATAATCAGTTAATAAGATTGAGAACCAGCTCTGGACATCAGTTATTGATGCATGACACAGCAGGTGTAATGTATCTAGCCAACGCCAAAGGCACTGTGTGGATGGAGTTCAGTAATGACGGTGCAGTGGATATATATGCTCAAAAAGGTTACAACATAAGATCTGGAGGGGATATAAATTTTCATTCAGAAGGCGATATTAATATGTACGCCAATAGAAATATCAAAATTAAAGCTAATGAACATTTAGGACAAGATCCAATGGATAGAACCATCAAAGGTATTATCAGCATTGATGGATCTATTATAAATCAATTGGCCAACAAGTCCATGAACCTCAGCGTCAACGAAGGTTACTACAGCCTACGCACAGCCATGGGCATCTATACCCAAGCAGCTGGCGGACAGCAGATACATCAAGCGTCTGGACAAGTGCATCTCGTGGGCAGTCAGGTGCATTTCAACAGCATGCCAGCAGATCCAAATCTTCTTCAACCATTGAAAAGAACAGCATTTAATCAACCACACGGAACAGGCACAGAAGAAGTACAAGTTCCTGATGTCACTCCAATACTTAAAGGCTCAGTTGGAGTAATGAAACAAGATAGAAGCATACCAGGCATGTCAGGCATGCGTGTGCCCACACATGAACCATTCCTATGGCACTATGATAATATCAAAGCGTTTTCAGCAGCTGGCAGGACAGAGGATGCAAATACTCCAGGCACACTGGGTTACGCAGAACAACGAAACAGAACAAGTGCTATGCCTACTGTGAGATTGGGACAATACCAAGCAGATTTAGAAAAATATGTTAAGAACACAGTGTCGAGTACCACAAATGTTTCAGCCATACAGCAAGCCACATCAGAATTTACTCAAAATTATTCCAATATTTTTAATTTAACAGATTCAGGACCGTTGGCTATTAGACCATTGCTGCCAGGCATTAGTGATGTGTCCAACCAAGTGATTAATAGGATCACAGGCGCAATCGGAGGAGAAGCAGGAAATCTTTTCAAAGATCAAATATTTGTTAATCAGGCAGGAGTGCTGTACAGCCTAGGAGACATGGGTAAAGTAATAAACAATTTACCTGGAGGTAATGTTATTGGTAATCTCACAGCCACAGCACAAAATGCAGTGAACAACACAGTGGGAAACATTATAAACAATTCTATTAATAGTGTAACTAGAAGTATCGGTGACTCTGTATTTTCAGACAGAAATACTTCTGCTGTCAAAGACTTCTTCCGCGGAGACGGTATAGATACCTATGCAATCGCAAATGACATGTCACTCAGTTCGTTTGTAGATTCCCAAATATATGGTGGAGGTATACAAGATATATTTAAAAACAATGTTGAAAGCATATTTGGAAATGGCGCATTTGGAAACTCTGGAATATCTGGCATAAATTTGTCTAATCTATCTCCTGAAGGATTAATACAAGGATTAGGTACTGCAGCAATAAATCAAGGTATAAGTATTGTAACGGATCAATTTAGAAATATTATTGGAGGAGATATCACTTCTTTAACTAATATAACAAGTGTGCTGTCGGGAGGATTTGAAAACGTGTTAGGATCAGTAGCATCAAGTGCGGGAGATATTTTTAGTTTTGCACAGGGTGGATTTTCATTCAGTGATGGTGCTGATGTTGTATCAGCAGCATTTGATTTTGGAGGATTTGGGTGGTAAAATAATATGGTGTATGAAGATAAAAATAAAAATAGTAATTTAACGCAAGTATTCAAAGGCTTCAGTTCTAGAGCCGATCAAAACAATTTTAGATTGTACGACTTTGAATTAATTAAACAAGATCTTATCAACAGATTGAGTGTGAGAAAAGGTGAACGAGTAGAAAATCCAGAATTTGGCACCATAATCTATGATTGCATATTTGAACCTTTAACAAATGCTCTAAAACAAGCCATAGCTGATGATATCACACAAAATTTAAATGCTGATCCTCGTATTAACACATCTGATATAATAGTAAGTGAAACCGAAAAAGGCATTGCTGTACAAGCCACTATAACCTATGTGCCCTACAATATTACCGAGAAATTAACATTCTCATTTGACGAAAACTCTCTTTTACGCCTGTCTTAATCTACGCACTTAATAATATCCATAAATATCCGTGTATTAAACTATGGCCATCACTGATAGACAAAACCGATTACTAGTAGCCGAAGATTGGCGCAAAATCTATACCAGTTTCCAACAGGCAGATTTTAAATCATACGATTTTGAGACCCTGAGAAGGACCATGATTGCCTATCTTAGAGAGAATTATCCAGATGATTTCAATGATTTTGTTGAGAGTTCTGAGTATATTGCTCTCATTGATCTTATTGCTTATATTGCTCAGAGTTTGAGTTTCAGAGTGGATCTAAATGCTCGAGAAAACTTTTTAGAAACAGCTTCTAGAAGGAACAGTATTCTAAGACTAGCTAGACTAATCAATTACAATGTCAAAAGAAATCTTCCAGCCACAGGACTTTTAAAATTTCAATCGGTATCCACTACACAAGATGTGAGAGATAGCTCAGGAAATAGTTTAGCTAATATTACAATAGTATGGAATGATTCTACCAATGCCAATTCAAGAGAACAATTTATCACTATATTAAATGCGGCCAATATTTCAGGACAAACATTTGGGAAACCTGGAGAAGCAGGCAACATAGGTGGAATTAAAACAGAAACCTATATGGTGAATTCCAACAATACTGATGTGCCAATATTCACATTCACAAGAGGCATAAGTGGTATTGCAAGAAATTTTGAAATAGTACCAGCAACACTATCTAATTCAGAATCTATCTATGAAAAATCTCCAGTGCCAGGCACAGGGTTCACTTATGTTTATAGAAATGACGGAGCCGGAGACTCTAGTCCTAACACGGGATTTTTTACTTTAATAAAACAAGGATCTTTGGCCAATCTTGAATTTTCTATAACTCAGCCCACGACCAATTATGTTCAATCTATCAACGTTAATAACATCAACAACATCGATGTGTGGTTGTATAAGTTAGACGATTTTGGACAAATAGAAAAATTTTGGATCAAAGTACCTGACCTCAGTGGCAACAATGTCATCTACAACAGTTTAAATTCAGATGTGAGAGACATATACAATGTTGTGACTAAAAACAATGACGCAGTGGATCTTGTGTTTGGAGATGGCAACTTTTCCAACATACCATCTGGAAGATTTAGAGCATACTATAGAACCAGTGCTAACTCAAATTTCTCAATTCAATCAGCTGATATGCAAGGTATATCATTCAGCATGAATTATATAGATGCCAATGGTGGAGAACAGACATTAACAGTTACAGCATCTCTACAACAGAGTATCTACAATGCTGCTGCCACAGAAAGCAATGACAGCATCAAAACCAAAGCACCACAGGTGTATTATTCTCAGAATAGAATGATCACAGCAGAAGATTACAATGTGGTTCCTCTATCAGCATCACAAGAAATTATTAAAATAAAATCAGTAAACAGAAGTGCCAGTGGCATCAGCAGAGCTAAGGAAATTATAGATCCCACAGGTGCTTACAGTAATGTATCTGTATTTGCTGATGATGGAATACTTTACAGAGAAGAGAACACACCACAATTTACTTTCACATTCACAAATAGAAATGAAATATTAGATGTAATTAATCGATTGGTAGAAACAACATTGTCCACAGCACATGCTAGACAATTTTATTATATCAAATATGGTCAAAAAGATCTCAGTGCTTTAAATGCCAGATGGGTCAGCAGTACCACAGGAAACAATACCAATACAGGATATTTTGCCGCAGGTGGACCACTAGCAGTGGGAGATTTTGCAACCAGCAATTTAAAATATGCTAAACCAGGATCCCTGATTAAATTTACATCTCCAGACACAAGAAAATTTTTAAATGGCAAATTAGTATCTGCCAGCACAGGACTTGCTCAAGACAGACAGTGGAGTAAAATTGCTGCAGTAGCAGGAGATGGCGCCAACGGAGGAGCAGGTAATTTAGAAACAGGAGTAGGACCAATCACATTAAATGATAAGGTACCAGCAGATGCCGAATTAACATCAGTTATACCGGAGTTTGTGACAGTTTTTGATGCTGCATTAAAAACAGATCTACAAGATAGAATAGAACTTTACGAAGAATTTGGTCTACGATTTGATGAAGAAAACTCACAATGGGTAGTGATAACCGGTGCTAATTTAAGTTCTTCTGAAAATTTTTCTTTGAATGATGCTGGAGATAACACAAATACCAATCAAGATGCCAGCGGGTGGTTTAAATTCTCCAATGACGGAAACACATACACAGTAACGTCCAGAGCACTGGATTATATTTTTGAATCAGAAGCAGACAATAAATTCCATTTTGACACAGAAGAAAGAATATACGATTATATCACAGGAACTTCAGTTAAAGACATTGTAAAAGTATTAAAAAGTAACACTGTGCCCAGCACAGGATTAGGAATAGGTTATCCAATTGATTGGCAGATTGTGGACACCGTGGAAGAAGCAGATGGATATCAAGATAACAGAAAAGTTAAAGTGGGATTTTATGACAACGACGACGATGGAGTGGTAGATAACCCAGACATTTTTGACATAGTGGTAGAACCAGATGTGAATATCACAACAAAATTTGTTTTTTTTGAAAAATACATCAGCTATGATAACATAGAAAGATATAGACCGTACCCAGCTACCAATTTTATAATTACGTCCTTAGAATCCAGTATCACATTGCCGGGCGAGTATGAAGATGGACAACTGTTTTATTTCTACACAGCTGATGTGGTTAAAATTTACGACAGTGAAGCAATAACATTAACTACCACAACAGACTATTACGCTAGAAGAGGTAGAAATGCTATAGAATTTTTATATAGACACAATGCTGGACAAGGCACCAGGATAGATCCTTCTCAAACCAATATTATTGATATCTACATGTTGGAAAGATCCTATGACCAATTGTATAGAACATGGTTATCTCAGGGAGGTACAGAACCTGAACCATCCACATCGGATCAATTGAGAATCTCTTATTCTGGAGTTTTAAATCCATTAAAAGGACTATCAGATCAAATTGTATATCATCCAGTGCAATATAAAATATTATTTGGATCCAAGGCAGACGAACAGTTTCAAGCCACATTCAAAGTGGTCAAAAACTCTTCAACCAATGTGACCAATGCAGTTATTAAAACTCGAGTTATACAGGCTATAAATGAATTTTTTGCTCTAAATAATTTTGATTTTGGAGATACTTTTTATTTCACAGAGT